TTCTATTATCAATGGATTGATGTTCAGAATTGTCATGATGGATCTTGCTTTGGAAAAGGACATTATATCACACATCACAGAAGCCGTACCTTTGTTTGATTGTGTAGAGTGTAGATTCTATGGTGATGATAATATTGTTGCTGTTCCTGATGGGATGGATTGGTTCAATATGCTAACTGTCAGATATAAGATGGAAGAGATATTTGGCATGGAATATACAACAGCAGACAAGCAGGAGGTTGCTAAACCGTACTACTCTATAGATGAAATTTCTTATCTCAAGAGAACTTTTCATTTTGTGAATGATAAAGTACAAATGAGATTAGATATGGATTCTATATGTGAAATACCATTGTGGTCTCCTGGAGTGCTAACGCCAATCCTTGCACAATCTATGATTGATTCAATGACAGGAGAGTTGAGCCTTTATCCAGTTGACGATTACAACACCATTATACGCCCTCTGCTTCGTGCATGGGAGGAATATGGTGTGGTCGATCCTGGTTATCGCTCTACTCGCTTGTTTGTGGATTATGATTACAATCTTGTGCTGCAGTCTGGAGAAGTCAAAACAACAAAAAAACAAACAAATCTCGGCACAGTAAATCGTGCGAGTCAAGGATTCGTGATGTCTCTCGTAAGTCATGATTATTCTTGTAAAGAAAAACAATACGAGCCTTTGTGGGTTAGTGCTCTCGCAAAGGAAGAAATGCGCACTCAGAAAAATACAATGAAAAATACGGACTCCGATGTTTCTAACATCACACATATTTTCGAATTGCAATCAGGTTATGAAGAAGACGTGCATAACCAAACTGTTTTCCCCGAGAATTCTGCTCTGCTAGGGGAAGAACAGAAAACATCAAGTGAGCAGGGTGTCACAAAAATGTCAACAAGAATGATACTGGTAGAATTGGTGTCTTGTTTTTCCCTCAAACGTTGCTGAACAAATCACATATTTGGGATAAGGCCAGAGGCTATTCTTATTTTCGGGCAGGTTTACGATTCCGATTTTTGGTTAATGCTACACGATTTCATTTTGGTAAAATAATCCTTAGATGGGTCCCATTAGCCCATGGAGCATCAATTAGTAGTGAAAGTACTACAAGTTTTCCTCATGATAATATCGTATCGCGTTACCCACTCGAAGGAATAGATGTTGTTGTTAATGGTTCAGGCACTTATGAATTTTCTACGAAATTCGTTAGTGTCAACCAAGCAATAGATCTAAGTAAAGTCGGAACTGCAAATCATCCCGATTATTCGATGGGAGCACTGGAAATTTGGATACAAAATAAAATTGGATTTGTAGGAGAAACAGATCAATCCATTTCCGTATCGTTACAAGCTAATTTTGAAAATGTTGAACTTTTTGGTCCAACGCATCTCAGTACTGATGCTCCAACAGTCACGAATTTTCTTGATCCTTACCCTGACTTTGTGTTTGGTGGGGTTACTTTAGCAGACTTTGAATGGGAAAGTGGTAAATCAGAAGCTTTTGTTAAAAGCAAGACAAAATTATTATCAGGTTCCCTGGAAAGGATCTCTAAATTCGCTTCATTATTCACCAAAGTACCAGAATATGGAACGTTCGCGGCCTTTGGATCAGCAGTTACAGGAGCTGCTGCGAAAATAGCTAAACATTACGGTTATGGAATGCCAATGTCCATACAAGCACCAACAGAAGTTGTAACAACAAATTTCGACTTCCAGTACACAAATGGTCTTCGTAGAGGAGGCTGTTTGTCGTCAAATCCGGAAAATCAACTCAACCCAGCTTTTG